AAGCGCTACCGCAGGACAATCTACCCTTGTAGTTGCAGATCCAACAGGCATTATTGCCAATTCAACTTTGCACATTTACGATGGTTTCAATTCTGAGATTGTCACCATTGCCAGCAATCACACCTACGGCAATACAACTGTTGCGCTCGCTGCTCCTCTGGCTTATTCGCACAACGCAGGTGTTTCAATCTCAGCACTACCACCAGCCATTAAAGAAGCGGCGATCTTGGTAACTACCGCAATGCTCAAAGTTCGTGGAGATTCATCTATGACTATGGGTATCTCAACTAGCGCATCACAAAGCACACCCGGCAAGGACAAACTCAGCGATGAGATCAACCTCGCCAAAGAGTTGCTTATGCCTTACCGCAGGGTTCGATAATGGCAGTAGGTCGCAAAGAAGCCAGAGATACAATCGCTACCTTCATCAAGCCACCGCAGGTAGATGGCATCAATCAGGTCTTTACCTCGTTTCCTAAGCGTATTAACTTTGAGGTTAATGCCTTGCCTTCACAAAGAAATCGTTGCGCTGCCGTAGTCTTTATTGAGTCTGAAACAGAAACTCGTATTGGCTTGGGTGGTTATACCTCAGCAGGTGCGGCTACGGGTATCAAAAAGGTTGATTACTCAGTAGCAATTCAACTCTTTCATCACTCACTAGAAAACAACGCTGAAGATGCTATGACTGATTTTGATAATGTCATAGATAACCTCAAGAACCGCCTTCGCTCCGATCATCAGTTTGGCGATAAGTCTGGCGTACTTGTATGGCAAGCAGCAGAACCAGTCATTAAAACTTCTTACGGCGAGCCAATGTCTAGCAACGGTACTGCTACCGAAACTTGGGCAGTTGTGAGATTCGATGTTACCCAAATGATTAACGCATAGGAGAAATCATGCAGTTCACTTACAACGGCTCAGATGAGCGAGTTTTCCCAAGTATTTCAGTAACAGTTCAACCCGGTGACACTTTTGAAGCGCCTGAAGATTTCAGCGCAGCAAATGTTTCATCAAAGTCAACCAAGTCCAAGCCAACAGTAGGAGATGAATAATGGCACTAGCACAACCATCCGTTAAGTCGTATTTAGGCGTTGCCCTAGAAACGACAAAAGGAACACCAGTAACGGCTACAAACTTTGTGCCAGTTACCATGAACAGTTTTAAGCCTGTTGATGTAATCGCACCTCTTTACGACACAGGGCTTCGTGGCTCACTCGTTGAGAACTACGCCTATGTTCAGGGCCGCCGTCACACAACCATTGACTTTGGTGGGCCAGTCTTTGCAGACACAATCGGCTACTGGATTGCTGGCGTACTTGGCGATGTAACCACAACAGGTTCATCAGCCCCTTACACCCACGCTATTGCGGTTAAGAACGCCGTAGGAACAACTGGCGATGCTCAGCCAAAGGCTCTCACCATCACAGACTTCTATTCAGCAAATACTCGCCAATATCCAGGCGCTCAGATTACAGACTTTGGTCTTACATTCAACGCTGATGGAATGTTGGAATACACGGTCAAGGCTATGGGTTTCCCATCAGTTACTACAACTGCTCCAGCTCCATCGTTCTCAACAGTTCTCCCTACTCAGGTATGGACTGGAACAGTAACAGTTGGTGGATCGCAGATCGCTTATGTCCGTACCGGAACCCTTGACCTCTCACGCAAGTCAGAGGCTATTTGGGGTCTATCTAATACTCAATCTCCATATCAGGTATTCCTTGGCGCTCTAACTGCTAAGGGTAAGATCACCTTTGTTATGCAAGATGATGCAGAACTTACTCGCTACATCACCAACACTCAGCCAGCCCTTACCTTCAACTTCTCAACAGGAACAGGCGCAACTGCAACTCAGGTTCAGTTCACTATCTCAAAGGGCGCTTATGTAACTGGCGCTATTGAGCGCAACGCTGATTATGTTGAAGTGACCGTAGATATCGAAGGTCTTGGAAATACAACAGATGTTGGCGCAACTGCTGGCTATTCACCTGTTAAGTTCACGCTTCAGAACGCACTCCCAAGCGGAACATTCCAGTAACCGATAGAATCCCGCTAGGAGAGGCCGCCTTCCCCTCTCCTAGTCGGGCTATTATTGCGAAGGCAAGTTGGAAGGAAACCAATGTCTAAAACTATTACGCTCCCATCAGGTAACACCGTAACTTTGCGTGATGCTTCTACGCTTCGCGTAAAAGACCGTAAAAAAATTGTTGCTGCGGCTAACAATCAAGAAGGCTTTTTACAAGCTATGTCTATGACTGATGGCTTAATCGCCGTTCTTGTTGAGTCATGGTCATTTGATCTTATTATCCCATCAATTCATATTGCTTCACTAGATGAACTTACAATGCCTGATTATGATGCAATCGCAGTAGAAGCGGCTAAAGCCCAATCTATTATCTTTACAGATTTCTCTAATACTCCCGAAACTCAAGCAAACCCTGATAGCCCTTTAGGAAACTTGAACGCCTAAAGTGGGCTATTGAAGGTAATCAACTTAGCGAAAATTACGATTACCCTTATGAGGAGTATTTTTACTTTATCTGCGCCAAAGAATTTGGTTGGACTCCGCAAGAAACAGACGAACAACCCGCTCATATGATTGATTGGATTATCAAGATTTGGGGCATGGTTAGGGAGGTTGAAAATGATTGAGAACAACATTCCTGAAGTTATGAAGAGTGTTACAAAAGCCATGTCTAAAATTGATAATGGCGCTCGTGGCGCTCGTGATGAGATGATGACTCAACTCATTCAACTCTCTAAAGAGCAGATTAAAGGCAAGCGCGAACCCGGCACTAAGGCTATCTCAGGACAACCGCCTATGAACCGCACAGGTAACTTACGCCGATCTATTAAAGGCGAGAAGATGCGCGAAGGGTTTGCTACCTACTCAGCCGTAGTCGGCCCAACAATTATCTATGGTCGCAGGGTTGAACTCGGTGGGGGCAACTGGCCTACTGGCACAAAGTTCCCTTATATGAAACCTGCTTGGGAAAAGTTTAGACCGTTAGCACTTGGCATTATCCGCAAACACTTGGCACTCTAGGAGGCTACTATGGCAGAGTTCTTTCCACCTGTTCTCTTTGAGATCAGGGCTAAAGCTACTGAGGCTATTGCTACATTTGGCGAGGTCAATAAAGAACTTTCCAAGATGGAAAAAAATGGGCTTCTTGCTAGTGGCTCTTTAGGGCAACTGCAAAAGGCTTCTAAATATGCTGGCGCTGCTCTACTTGGACTTGGTGGAGTTTTTGCTGCTTTTGGCGTTTCTAGTATTGCGGTATTAGATAAAGTAGAAAAAGCCCAAGCCAACCTAGAAACCGCTATTACTAATACTGGTGTAAGTTTTAAAGTTGCCAAACCTGAAGTTGATGCTCACGCTAAATCAATGTTGAACTTAGGTTTTACGCTTGGCGATACTTATGAAGCGCTTTCTAAGATGACTGCCGCATCTGGTAGCCCTCGCATTGCTCTAAACGCTTTAGGGGTGGCAGCCGATCTTGCTCGATTTAAGGGAATATCTCTTGCCGATGCTGGCACTCTTGTAGCTCGTGCCTCTATTGGTCAGGCTAAGGGTCTTGGTGATTTGGGTATTGCTCTTGGTAAAACAATTCCTAAAGGCGCAACAATGGCTCAGATTTTCAAGGCTATTGAGGATCGCGCTCATGGAGCCGCTACTGCTTTTGGTGACACACTATCTGGCAAAATTGCTATTGCCAATGCAAATTTTCAAGCGTTTCAAGTTCAAGTAGGAACAGACCTAGTTCCAATTTTAATTAAATTCACCACTTGGCTAACAGATAAAGCCATACCAGCATTGCAAAAAATGTATAAGTGGGTAAAAGACAATACGGGTGTTGTTAAAGCCATTGTTGCGGTTTTGGCTACTTTATGGGTTGCCCCTAAAATAGCATCATTGCTTACCTCTCTTGGATCTTTAGCAACCGCATTTACTAGAGTTGGAACTGCCGCAACAGAAGCAGCAGCAGCAGAAACCGCCGCCTTTTCTGTTGGAGTGCCTGAAGTTCTTATGGCGTTTCTTGCCGCATGGGGCGCTTATTCATTAGCCAAAAATGTTCCTTCCGGCGTTAAAACAGGCGTTCAAAATTTTGGAGTATCTGGATCAACTGGCGGTATGTATGGCGGTTCAACAGGCGGCGTTGCTAAGCCATCTTCTCGCGTAACAATGAGTTATGGATCTGGAGCAACAATGCAGACCCTTTATGCTCTTCCTAATGATGTTGCCAAATATCAAAAACAGGGATGGAAAGTTGTAAATCCAACTTTATCCACTCCAACTCCTAGCGGCATTGATCCGCTTACTGGTCATCCTTACAAGGTTCTTCCTAACGCTAAGAGTGGCGGAAGTTCTAAAACTTCTATTAAAAAAATGGAAAAACTTGCAGTTGGTGGTACTTCAAATCAAACATTTAATATTTATGTAGATGGAAGCAAATCTGCTGCTAAAGTATCTACACAAAATCAGCCATTGAAAAAGGTAGGCTAATGACTCTAGGAACATATCAATTTCAATTCAGGGGAGTTCCTTTTGGTGCAGGTACACCTTACATTGTTGAAAGTGTAGA